CCATACGACTGAAACCAAATACTGTTTTTGCCTCCCAAGGAACTTCTGTTTTCGAAGGTTCTACAGGTATTTTTGGTCATAATTTAAAATTCGATGCTGGAGCTGGAATACAAGATTCTTTTGGTAGTAGTGGTCTTGCTGGTCAATTCCTAACATCTACTGGAGCTAACCAAATACAGTGGTCAAGCATCATACCTCCCTCTGCTTGTTGTCCATTACAATCTACATTAGGCATAGGGAATATTGCTAATGATGTTGGAATAACATTTACAGGGCTAAGTACTACAAGTTTTGGTGTTAGTAATAGTATTTTATCTCAGGGCAATAACACCTGGTCAGGAGAAAATATATTTAGCGGAGCAGTAACTTTATCATCAACTCTTTCTGACGGAGTTACAGTAGGTACATCAGGACAAGTTTTAAGTTCTACTGGTGCTGGAGTTAAATGGATTACTCCAACGGTACTCACAAACACATTACAACAGGTATTAGATACAGGTAATTCTGCTACAGGAGTAAATGCTAATATAACTATTTCAGGAAGTTTTTCATCTGCATTTATACTTGATACTTCGGGTGGTCCTGGAACACCAGGGCAGATATTACAATCTAATGGTGGTACATACTCTTGGGTTGATGATTTATGCTGTAGTTTAGATCAGGTATTAACAGTAGGTAATACCTCTTCTCAAAGTATAATCTTACAAGGAACAGCAACAATTAAGGCCCCAACAATGGTTCCTGGTGAAATATTGACCCCTACAGGATCTACGGGGGTGAATGGTCAATTTTTAGGAATTGTAGGTGGTGTACTTGATTGGACTACTCCAAGTCTTGTAGACACCACTTATACCTATACAGTACCAAGTGGATCAACTTCTCTTAGTTTAGGAGCTTCCTCTGGTGGTGTTCAAGATATTACCTTAACACCAGGAGCGGGTATAACAATTGTTAGAAATAGTCTATCACAATTAACATTCGAAAATATTGGTATTATTTCAGTGAGTGTTGGTGCGACACCATTTTCAACAGGACTTCCTTTAATAGCAAATGTCGTTAATGGAGCGTTAGTCCTCCAAAATACTATATTTAATGGCGGAACAGATGTAGGTGTTGTGCCGTCCTCTGGAGGTGGAAGTACTGATTTTTTAAGAGCTGACGGACTTTGGGCACCTCCTTCAGGGGGAGGGGTTACACAAATATCATTAGGAGCGAATGTAATATCAACAGGTAATCCTTTAGCTATAAATACAGTAGGTACAGTCACAACTATTACACCTCAACGATATGGAGGGGCCGCTTTAGAAGGATTTGTTCCAACCGGAGGAACTAATGTTACTTTTTTAAGAGGAGATGGACAGTGGGTAACACCATCAGGTGGAGGTGGAGGTGTAAATACTTTAACTTTAAATACAACTACTGGACAGTCAGTACCTCTAACGGGATCTATTGTTGGATCTGTATTAACTTTAAGTTCAAATGTCTTTGGTGGCACTGCTGACGTAGGATATGTTCCTGGTTCATCAGGTGGAACAACTGAGTTTTTAAGAGCTGACGGTAATTGGGCAGTTCCGCCAAGTGCTGGTGGTGGAGTAACTGGTGTTCAGCTTGCAGTTTCCAGTGGATCAACAAATCCATTATCTGCAGCAATATCAAGTTCTACTTTAACCATTGTTTCAAATAGATTTACCGGTTCAAATAGAGTAGGATATGTTCCTGCGTCATTAGGAGGGACAACTGATTTTTTAAGAGCTGACGGTACTTGGGGAGCTCCTGTTGGTTCAATAAGTGCAGGATCTTTTGCAACGGATTTTTCGTTTTTTGGTTATAATATTGATATGGCGAGTGCAGGTGGCTATTATTCCTATAATAATATGAGTGCCGCTAACTGGCCAACTTGGCCTGAAATGGTACAATTTACCCAAGCTTTATCTCCAATTACTGGAACTTGGACTGCCATAGATTTATTAGCAGCTACAGTATATAATAATGGTCTTATAGGGAGTAGCGTTTATCCCTGTGACCCAACATCTAAGATAAGTACATTATGCGTAGCTAATCTAACAATAATAGGTGATAGTAGTACTGTGAATGTAGACTATACTTTAGAGCTTTGGAAATATACTGCATGTGACCCTGCTGTTCCAGTGAGAATATATGTCTGCGATGTTGTAACTAAAGGCCCTTTAGTTGCTGTATGTAAAAAATTCAGCGCCATCATTAACGTTCCAGCAACATTTGAAGCTAATGAGGCTCTATTTTTTACAATTAGACAAACCGGTGTTGGGCAACAGAATTTACAGGCAAAGGTGGATTTAAGATTTACTTACAGCTAAATTAAAAATAAATTAAAAATAAATTAAAATTAAATGAAATGGACATCAGAAAAATATCAATTGGCTCAGACTACAAGTCTGGGGCTATGCACTACATAGTAGGACAAGACGTCTTAGGTGGTTCACATACAATACATCTTATTCAGCATGTAGAAAGTTCATATAAAATATGGATTCAAAAAGGTGATGTTATTTATGTATGGAAAGAATTCTTAACTACATTACCAATATCGTTAGAATATAATATAAACTTTTAATGAGGTCTCCATATAACTTTATTGTTACTCCTTTGAATAAAAGAAGGTATGACAATATTAAAGATATAGGTGATACTGAATTTATTACAAGTGTATCAGAAGAGGATCATGAATCATCTAATAGATTAGCTACGGTTATATCTTTACCTATAAATTATAATGGACCCGTAAAAAAGGGAGACACATTACTGGTACACCATAATGTGTTTAAATTTTATAATGACATAAAGGGTAGGAGAAAAAGCGGGCGTAGTTTTCTAAAAGATAATTTATTTTTAATAGACTACGAGCAATTCTTTTTATATAAACAAGATAAACAATGGAAAGCTTATGGTAAGTATTGCTTTATAAAACCATCACCAATTAAAGATTCTTATATTCTAAAAGGCGGTAATGAAGAACCTCTTTGCGGTATTATTAAATATATTAATCAAGAGCTTTTAGATTTAGGAGTAAAGGTAGGTGATAAGATTTCATTTACTCCAAATAGCGAATATCCTTTTACTGTAGATGATGAGAAATTATATAGAATGTTTACTAATAATATAACAATGACATTATGATATATACTGTAGATGACTTTATAGATAAAGATTTATTTAAAATTGCTACAGATTATTTAAAAAAAGGAGAATTTTTAAAACATACAGTAGGAGAGAAAGACTTCTACGTACAAGAATCTCCAGAATCATTTGATAAATACGTTTTAGGTAAGTTAGGTTTAACGGAAGGTAAACCATTGGAAAAGATATTAAGCTTCTTTAGAGTATCTACAGATGAGTTAGACAACACTTGGCGTATACATTCCGACTTAAATATAAAAGGTCAAAAACCAGATAGAGCAGCGGTTCTTTATATGTCTCACCGAGAAAGAGAAGAATTACATGGCACAGCTTTCTGGGAGCATGAAGTTTATGGTAAGAGTTTACCATCTCATATAACAGACGAAGAATATAATAGAACTATAAGGGAGGATTCTGAAGAATTGGATATGTGGAGATTAGTTTCTGTTTCTGGATATGAACAGAACAGAATAGTATCTTATCCCTCTAATTATTTTCATAGTAAGTATCCAGATAAATCATGGAAAGAAGGAAGACAAGTATACGTAATATTTTATAAATTTAAAAATTAAATCATGGGACTACAAAAAAATGTTGGAATATTAAAAGCTAAGAACGATCAGGTAACAGAGAATTTACAAAAATTAATTCTTGAAGAAAAGAAAACAAGAGAACTTGTTATTGGATGCTTAGAGTTATTAAAATTAATGCCAGGATATGATAAAGCATTAAAGCAATTAACAGAAAACAATGAAGATGGACATAAGAGAGATTAAGATAAGCATAATAGAAGCTGGAGAAAAAGCTGTTAAGCAACTTGTAAAGGTTGCTAAGGCTGAAATCATAAAGGTTGACGCAGAAGATCCTTTAGCTGCTGATAAATTAAAGAATGCTGCAGCTACAAAGAAGTTAGCTATCTTTGATGCTTTTGAGATACTTAAAAGAATTGAAGAGGAAAAAGCTCTGTTAGATGGAAGGGTAGCTGAAACAAAAACTAATACCGTTAAAGGATTTGCAGAGTCAAGATCAAAATAGTTTACATAGAGTTATATCTAAGTACATACCTAATTCTGTTATAGCTAATAAGAATAAGGCAAGAACTTGGTTGTATGGATATAATGAGAAGTATGATATGGTGGTTATATCTAAGACGGGTCAAATTGAAACTGTTATAGATATTAATGGATTAAAGATAGCATTACCAAAACCCCCTAAAGATATATATAAAAGAGATAGTAAAAAAGAAAATCAATACTGGCACAACACACCTCTAAATAAAGAATTAACCAGAATAAAATCTATCTTTCAATGGCACGATACTCCTGCTATATTTAAAGACAAGTGGGTTGACTATATAGAGGAGGAATTTGATAGAAGAGAACAGGGTTATTGGTTTATGAACAATGGTTCTCCTGTGTACATAACTGGTACACACTATATGTACCTGCAGTGGACTAAGATTGATGTAGGAAATCCTGATTTTAGAGAGGCTAACAGAATATTCTATATTTTCTGGGAGGCATGTAAGGCTGATAAAAGGAGTTTTGGAATGTGCTACTTAAAGATAAGACGGTCTGGATTTTCATTTATGAGTTCATGCGAGGGGGTTAACCAAGCTACTATAACTAAAGATTCACGTGTAGGTATACTATCTAAAAGTGGAGCAGATGCTAAGAAAATGTTTACCGATAAAGTTGTTCCTATATCTAATAACTATCCGTTCTTTTTTAAGCCTATTCAAGATGGTATGGATAAGCCAAAAACAGAGTTAGCGTATAGAGTTCCTGCATCTAAGATTACTAAGAAAAATATGTTTCATCTTACGGATGATGAGCTTGAAGGTTTAGACACAACTATTGACTGGAAAAACACTGGGGATAATAGTTATGATGGTGAAAAATTACAACTTTTATTACATGATGAGAGTGGAAAGTGGGAAAGGCCAGATAATATTTTAAATAACTGGAGGGTAACTAAAACTTGCTTGAGATTAGGTAGCAAGGTTATTGGTAAATGTATGATGGGATCAACATCTAATGCTTTAGATAAAGGGGGTAGAAATTTTAAAGCTCTTTATGACGATTCGTTTCCATCGAAAAGAAATGCAAATGGACAAACAAAAAGTGGGTTGTATTGTTTATTTATACCAATGGAGTGGAACTTTGAAGGATATATAGATATGTATGGTATGCCTGTATTCAAATCCCCAACTTTACCCATTTTGGGGATTGATGGAGAACCTATCACTATAGGAGCTATAGATTACTGGGATAACGAAGTAAATTCTTTAAATCAAGATCCTGATGCTTTGAATGAATTTTATAGGCAATTCCCTCGTACTGAGTCGCATGCGTTTAGAGATGAGAGTAAGCAGTCTATATTTAACTTAACAAAAATATATCAACAGGTAGATTACAATGATTCTTTAATAATAGATCATCATATTACAAGAGGATCTTTTTCTTGGGAAAACGGAATAAAGGACACTAAAGTTATATGGTCTCCAAATAAAAATGGTAGATTTTTAGTAAGCTGGACTCCTCCTGCTGGAATGGATAATAAAATTATAATGCAAAGAGGTCAAAAAAAACCAGGTAATGAACATGTTGGTTCCTTTGGATGTGACTCTTATGATATTTCTGGAGTAGTTGTAGGTAAGGGGTCTAATGGTGCTCTACATGGTCTCACTAAATTTACTATGGATCAAGCTCCAAGTAATGAATTATTTTTAGAATATATAGCACGACCTCAAACAGCGGAAATATTTTTTGAAGAAGTATTAATGGCATGCGTGTTCTATGGGATGCCAATACTATGTGAAAACAATAAACCTCGTTTATTATATCATTTTAAAAATAGAGGGTATAGGGGATATTCATTAAACCGCCCAGATAAAACATACACTAAATTATCTAAAACAGAAAAAGAGTTAGGGGGTATTCCTAACACTTCTGAAGACGTTAAACAATCACACGCATCAGCAATAGAATCGTATATTGAAAAACATATAGGAATAGATTTTAATGGAGAGAATCGTGAGCCGGGGGATATGGGGACAATGTTTTTTGGCAAGACTTTAGAGGACTGGGCTAAATTTGATATAAGTAATAGAACTAAGTTTGATGCAGCTATTAGTTCTGGTTTAGCTATTATGGCTAATCAGAAGCACTTATACACACCATCTAAACAAAAATCAAAAATAAGTGTTAACTTTGCAAGATATAATAACTCAAGTAACTCAAGCGAAATAATTACATGAAAGATGTCACAATAAATATACAGTCTACTGCTTTCCCAGATCAGTTTGTTTCAGATAAAGAAAAAGCAACAGAAGAGTTTGGATTAAGAGTAGGCCAAGCAATACAATATGAGTGGTTTAGAAAGGATGGAGGTAGTTGTAGGTTTTATAATCAATGGGGGGAATTTCATAGATTAAGATTATATTCTCGTGGAGAACAATCAATTGCTAAATATAAAAATGAGTTAGCTGTAGATGGTGATTTATCGTATTTAAATTTAGACTGGACTCCAGTTCCTATTATTCCAAAGTTTGTAGATATAGTAGTTAATGGAATGTCAGATAGATTATTTAAAATAAACTGTCAAGCTCAAGATGCAATGTCGGCTGAGAAAAGAAACGAATTTCAGCAAATGATAGAGACTAATGTTGTTGCTCAAGATTTATTTAGGCAAGTAGAAAAAGATTGGAGTTTAGATATATTTGAGGCAGATCCCAAAACTCTTCCTCAAAGTGATTCTGAGATGGAATTATATATGCAACTTAATTATAAACCAGGTATTGAAATTGCAAATGAAATTGCAATTAATACAATGTTTGAAGAAAATCATTATGTTGACACAAGAAAAAGAGTTGATTATGATATTACTACTTTAGGGATAGGTATAACAAAACATACTTTCCAAAAGGGAGATGGTATTAAAGTTGAGTATGTAGATCCTGCTAATGTTGTTTATAGTTACACTGAAGATCCTTATTTTAAAGATACATTTTATTGGGGAGAAATAAAAACCGTTCCTATTGGAGAGGTAGTTAAAATTGATCCAAGTATTACTCTTGATCAAATGGCGGAAATATCTAAGTACAGTCAGTCATGGTATGATTATTATAATAGTCAGGCAATGTATAATAACAGTATGTTCTCAAGAGACACTTGTACTTTATTATATTTTAATTATAAAAGCACTAACAGTTTTGTATATAAAAAGAAAAAGACAGCTGACGGTAATTTTAAGACTGTAGAAAAAGATGATGAGTTTAACCCTCCACAAGAAATGATGGATGAGGGTGAGTTTGAAAGAGTAGAAAAAAGAATTGATGTTTGGTATGAAGGTGTAATGGTCATGGGAACAAACATTATGTTAGATTGGAAAATGATGGAGAATATGGTTAGACCCAATTCTGCTAATCAATATGCTATGCCTAACTATATTGCATGCGCTCCAAGAATGTATAAAGGAAATTTAGAGTCTTTAGTTAGAAGAATGATTCCTTTTGCTGATTTAATACAAATAAGTCATTTAAAGATACAGCAGGTTTTAACTAAAGTTGTACCAGATGGTGTGTTTATAGATGCGGATGGATTGAGTGAGGTAGATTTAGGAACAGGAGCCGCATACAATCCTGAAGACGCATTACGATTATATTTTCAAACAGGATCTGTTGTGGGGAGAAGTTACACTCAAGATGGAGAATTTAATAATGCTAAGATACCTATTACTCAATTAAACTCTAATAGCGGTCAAGGTAAAATGCAAATGCTTATAGGTAATTATAATCATTATTTAGGAATGTTAAGGCAGGTTACTGGACTGAATGAGGCAAGAGACGCTTCTACTCCTGATCCAAATTCTTTAGTTGGAGTGCAAAAATTAGCTGCTCTAAATTCTAATATAGCGACAAGACATATATTAAATGCAAGTCTTTATATAACTAAAACTTTAGCAGAGTGTTTATCTATAAGAACAGCTGATGTTTTAGAATATTCTGATAATAGAGATGAATTTGCTATGCAAATAGGTAAATACAACTTAGGAATATTAGAAGAAATCAAAAATCTTTATCTACATGACTTCGGTATATTTATAGAGATGAGTCCAGATGAAGAAGAAAAAGCTCAGTTAGAAGCTAATATTCAAATGTCATTGCAACAGCAAAGTATTGATTTAGAAGATGCTATTGATATTAGAACTATTAATAATTTAAAGATGGCTAATCAATTATTAAAAGTAAAGCGTAAGCAAAGTGCTGCTGAGAAGCAACAACAGGAGATGCAAAAGCAAGCTATGCAAAACCAACAACAACAACAACTTCAACAACAAGCTGCTCAATCTAAGATGCAACAAACTCAAGCGGAGATGCAAACTAAGATTCAAATTAAGCAGGCAGAAATAGCATTTGAAATTGATAAACTAAAAAATGAGGCTGAATTAAAACGTCAATTAATGGAGGTTGAGTTTAACATGAATATGCAGTTAAGAGGAATGGAGGAGCAGCAAGTTGATATAAGAGAAAATAAAAGAGAAGACGCAAAAGCTGAACGAATAAGTCAGGCTGGAACTCAACAGTCTAAAATGATTCAACAAAGAAAAAGAAATTTACCTCCTATTAACTTTGAATCCAACGAGGATAGTTTAGATGGATTTGACTTAGCAG